ATGATCGGCTGGAGGCGTCGCGCGAAGGCTCAGCGCGAGAGTGTTGTGAGTCAGGAACGCCTCTACGAGCTGGTCAACCAGACCCTGATGGAGAACTTCGGCCCGCTGGGATCGTTCGCGATCACGCGCCGCAGCTCCTCGGACACCGACGACATCTTCCACACCGCGCTCGCCCGCTCGGTCGCCCGCGACATCGTCGCGACGCTCGCCGAACACGGCATCTCGGTCAAGACCACGACCGCGGTCGCCGCCCCGGCACCCGTCGCCGCTCCCGTCTTCACCCCGCGGGCGCGCATCGCGCAGCCCGTCCGGCCGGCGCTCGCGCCCGTCGACCGCGTCGAGGTCGACCGTCGGCTCGCCGGCATGGTCGCGTCGGTGGCTGCGGTTCAGGATGCTCCGGCCCTCGATCCGCGCGACGACGACGCCCTGCGCGCCCTCGTGGCGCACCACGCCGAGGTCGAGGCGGCTGCGGCGGCGAAGCGGCTGACCGCCGGAGCGCGCACCCGCGCGTAGCGGCCGGTCCGGGTGCCAGCCGATCGGCGTGCGGCCACTCGGCTTCTAGCCGATCAGCGAGCGGCTGCTCGGCTGCCAGCCGATTGGCGCGCGGCTCTTCGGCGTCTAGCCGATCGGGGTGCGGCTGCTCGGCTGCTCGGCTGCCAGCCGATTGGCGCGCGGCTCTTCGGCGTCGAGCCGATCGGCGTGCGGCTGCCCGGCATCTAGCCGATCGGCGGCCAGCTGCTCGGGCCCTCGCTGCCCGCGGGGTACTCGTCGAGCGGCACCTCCTCGGCCTTCCACGCCGCGATCACCGGCGCCAGGATGCGCCAGCCCTCCACCGCGGAGTCGCCGCGCACGCCAAGCGTCGGGTCGCCGTCGAGGATGCCCGCCAGCACCTCGCGGTAGGCCAGCAGCTGCCCGTCGCCGAACGTGGCCTCGAGGCTCGCGCGCTCGAGCTCGTAGGGGTCACCGGGGCCGTTGATGTCGATCTCGAGCGACATCGCGTCAGGAGCCAGGAAGATCCGCAGCACCGTCGGCGAGCTCTCCCCCGTCAGCCCCACCGGCACCTGCTGCGCCGGCTTGAAGGTGATCACGATCTGGCGACGGCGCTCCCCGATGGCCTTGCCGGAGCGGAGCGTGATCGGAACGCCCTTCCAGCGCCAGGTCTGCACCTCGAGGGTGACCTCGGCGAGGGTCTCGGTCTCGCGCGCCGGGTCGACGCCCTTCTCGTCGGCATAGCTCGGCAGCTCACGGCCGTCGATGGTGCCGGCGCTGTAGCGCGCCCGACGACTGGACTGCGTCGGGTCGTCGCCCCACACGTGGGTCGCGCGCAGCACGAGCTCCTTGGCGTCGCGGAGGTCGTCCTGCCCGAGGGTCGACGGCGGCTCCATGGCGAGCACCGCCAGCACCTGCAGCAGGTGGCTCTGGATCATGTCGACCAGCGCACCCGCGGTGTCGTAGTAGCCGGCCCGTCCCTCGAGAGCGAGCTGCTCGTCGTACACGACGTCGACCTTCGCGATGTGCTCGGAGTTCCAGAGCGGCTCGAAGATGCGGTTCGCGAACCGCAGCCCGAGGATGTTGAAGACCGTCGACCGGCCGAGGAAGTGGTCGACCCGGTGCACCTGGTTCTCGGGCACCAGCTTCGCGAGCTCGCCGTTCAGCGCCTCGGCGGTGTCGACGTCCATGCCGAACGGCTTCTCGAGCGCGAGCGTCAGCCCCTCGGGGATCTCGACGCCCTGCAGCGTCGTGACGACCTTCGCGGCCACCGCGGGCGGGAGGGCGAAGTAGATGGCGGGGGTGCCGGTCGCCATGCCGAGAAGCTCGGTCAGCGCGCCGCGGTCGGTGACGTCGGCCTTGACGTACCGGGTGCTCGCGAGCACCTTCTCGACGGCCGACCCCGCGGCGTGCACCTCGGCGAAGGAGTCGGTGACGACCTTCCGCCACTCCTCGTCGCTCCAGTCGGCCCCACCGGCGCCGATCAGGGTGAGGGTGCGGTCGGGCTGCGAGGTGAGCAGCTGGGCGAGCCCGGGGAGCAGGAGGCGGGCGGTGAGATCTCCGCTGGCGCCGAAGATCAGGAGCGTGTCGACACGTTGCGTCATGGCTCTCACAGTATCGCCCCGCCCTGCTCCCGCAACGCCCTCCCAGGAGGACACAGCCTCGAGGGCGTGAAGGATGACGGGCGGAGGCGACCACCCGAAGGCCGCCTCCACCCGTCGGTCATCGCGCGATCGCCCATCACCCCGAGCTGACGATTGAACGGGGCTCTGCCGACCTCTGCCGGCGACGACCGCGCCGGTGATGACCCGGCGTGATGCCTCTGCCATTCTGTGCGGCGACCCGACCGGGGTGTGATGAGTAATCCCTACTCCACTTCGCACCTCGACCACCGGCGTCCGTCCGTCCGCCCGTCCGTCCGCCCGTCACTCCCCCGTCAGCGAGTACTCCTCGTACGGATTCTCCAGCTGCAGCGCGCTCAGCTCCGCGGCGAGCTCCCGCCGGCTCGCGATGCCCAGCTTCTTGTAGATGCGCGCCAGGTGGTTGTCGACCGTCCGCACCGAGATCCCGTACTCGGCGGCGAGCTCCGCGCTGGTGCGGTGCGACGCCGCCCCCGACGCGAGCTGCCACTCCCGATCGGTCAACGGCATGACCCGCGGATGCGTCTGCCGCCTCCGATGCGCCATCGCCACCCCCGCCCGCACCGTCCACGAGTCGGCCAACCGGTGTGCCCGCGACGCCCGCACGAGGTCGCCGTCGCAGTGGTCGGCCGCCCAGCGCGCCGCGTCGATCGCCGGACCGAGGAGCCCCGCCTCGGCCAGCTCCTTCGCGATCGGCAGAACGTCGTTCCGGGCGATGACCGCCCGCGCGTGCGACTCGCAGATCGGGAACGCGCTCCGGGCCGCGATGAGATGCGGCAGCATCACGGTCGCCCCCACCACCGGCTCGATGCGCACGGCCTCGTAGGCCACGAGCGCCGCGAGGTACCGCTGCCCGCCGTCGGCGGCCTTGTGCAGCGCCGGCCCGAGGCTCCGGATGGCGAACCCCGGCCGCCCCGCCGATGCCGACACCCACGCCCGCGCCAGCGACGCGTACAGCTCGACCTTCGGATCGCGCACCTCCGCGGGCGTGAGCTGGTCGAGCCAGCTGCGCGCGATCGCGAACCGCCCCGTGCGGGCCGCGATCGCCGCCGACAGCGCGTCGGCCGTGGGCAGGAGGCCCGCGATGTCGCGCCAGACCAGGTCGCGCCGCCCCTCCTGGATGTACTTCCAGGCCCGCGCGGGCGACCCGGTGTGCAGCTCGATCATCGCGAGCGCGAACTTCCACATCCCACGAGCGCTGGGGTTCGATTCCTCCGCGCGGGCGAGGTTGGCCCGGGCGGCGGCCCGAGCATCCGGGAACCTCGCCGTGAACGAGAGCACCAGCACCTCGCTCAGCTGCAGCAGGTCACGGGCGTTGGGCAGCACGTCGCGGAAGCGGTCGCACTCGGCGAGCCCCCGCTCGACCGCCTCGCCCGCGAGCGTGAGGTTGCCGCCCATGGTGTGCAGCGTGGCCGTGAGGATGAGGAGGTTGAGGTCGGCCGGCGTCTCGACGGGCCCGAGCACCGAGATCGACTCGAGCTCGGTCGAGAGCCCCTGCCCGGCCATCAGCCGCCACTTCACGAGGTCGGACTCGACGAGTGCCCGGAGCGCCGGGTCGCCGATGTGGGCGAGCACCGGCTCGACCCGGGCCACCGCGAGCTCGGGCTGCAGCGTGCGGAAGGCGAGGTGGTTGCCCTCGGCCTGGGCGAGCTGGGCGAGGAAGAGCTCGGGCGCGGCGGCCCCCGCCTGCTCGACGGCCCGCCAGGCGGCGACGAAGAACTCGGAGGCCTCGCGGGTTCGGCCGATCTGCGACAGCGCCTGCGCCCGCACGTACTCGCCCGTGGCGCGCAGCACGGGCTCGCCGGTTCCGCCGGCCACGGCGTGGGCGCCGAGCGTGATGGCGGTGGAGTACCGCTGCTCGCTCAGCTCGCGCCGCGCGAGCTCGAGCAGGGTCGGCGCCGCGACGGGCTGTCCGGCCGCGAGCTGCAGCAGCGAGCGCCGCACCACGTGCTCGCGGTAGCCGTCGAGCATGTCGGCACCGGCGGCCGAGAACCCGGGCAGCTCGGCCTCGGACACCGTGCTGCGCATCACGGGTGCGAAGAGCGGATGCGCGAGCCCCACCCACACGCGACCCTCGCCCGTGCGCGTCCGCACGTACCCCTGCGCCTCGGCGAGCCGCGTCGCCCGGGCGCTGACGCCCGACGTGCCGCCCTGCTCGACCGGAAGCTCGCCGGCCACCGCGAGCAGCGCCAGGAGGTCGCCGACGAACTCGTCGGCGGCCAGCGGATCGACGGGGAGCGAGGCGACGACGCCCTCGGACAGCACCGTCCACGCCGTGCGCCACTCCCCCGCGTCGTCGGCGAGGTCGCACACGCCGACCGCGGCCTCGGCGAGCTCGACGAGCGTACGCGTGCTCCCGGCGGCGAGTCGCACCATCTCGTCGGCGGCCGCGGCGCCGATGCTGCGCCCGAGACGGTCCTTCACGATCGCGTGCGCGTCGGCGGCCGAGAGCGGCGGAAGATCGACGACAACTCCCGCGTGCCGCCAGAACGCGGCTGTATCGGCGGCCCCGCCCTCCGCCGCCTCGGGTGCCCCGGCGTGTGCCCCCTCGGGCGCCCCCTCGGCATCGCCCGCCGCTCGGGTCGTTCCGGGCTCACCGGCCGCTCCGCGCACGACCGGCGCTCCGGAGGCGGCGGGCTGCGGGGCGCCACCGCCTCGGCGGCCTCGGGTGGCGCCGGGGAGCTCGCGGGTGGCCTTGGACACGAGCACCGAGGCCTGGCCGCCGTCGACGATCTGCTCGAGGAGGCAGCGGCTGGCGGGGTCGAGGTGCTCGGCGTCGTCGACCACCAACAGGATGCCCGGCTCGTTCATCGCGCGGTGGAACTCCACCACGGCGGTGCTGTCTCCCCCGCCCACCGGCAGCACCGCGAGCACGGGGGCCAGTGCGCCGAGCGGCACGTTCTGCAGATCGCACCGCCCGCGGACGACGTGCACGGTGCGCTCGGCGCCGACGGCCTCGACCACCGCGTCGAGGAACGCCGTGCGGCCCACTCCGGGCCGCCCGGTGACGAGCACGACCGATCGCCGGCTCGAGTGGGTCAGGGCCGAGACCGTCTGCGCGAAGGCGCGGTCACGGCCGTGCAGGCGATGGCCGCCCTGCGCGAAGAGGGCCTGCTTGGTGCTGCGCGACGTCGGCGTCGCGCCGGTTCGAGGTGCCATGGTGGGTTCTCCTTCTCAGACGCCTGGGCTGTGCGCCTGAGTAGGTTCTACTCACAATTTCGACCCCGCATTGGGCCTTCCGACGCGATTACGTAGCCCTCGGCACCGCGTTACGTAGTGCTCGGTCGCCTACTCCGCAGTCGGTCCCCACACGCGCTCCCGCGCGGCCCGATCAGGCCCCCTGCTCGGGGTACAAGCGGGTCCCTCCGAAACGCCTGCGCCAGCCCCGGCACCGGCCCTCGAGGCACTCCCGCTCGGCCCGCGCGAACCGCCATCGCCCACCCCGGACGACGGGTCCTGTTAACGACGAAACCGCCCGGATTCGACCCGGACGGTTTCGATGTGGTGCACCCCCTCGGACTTGAACCGAGAACCCACTGATTAAGAGTTATCCAGATGGTGTTGCTATCACGCCATATGGCGTTGTAGGCTACTCATGCAGCGTCACTGGATGACATGGGGTGACACTGCAAAGGTGCCAGTAATGGTGCCACCACGAAAGAAGGCCCCGGGTGGTCAGACCCGGAGCCGCATCCGCCCCTGAGAGAACCAGGAACGAACAAATGCAGGATACCAAGCGCACCCACAGAAGAGCCGCCGCGGAGGACCCGATCGGCGGTGTCAGCAGAAGAGGCGCAGGGGACAACGGCGTCCCCGCCTCCACCCCCACAGGCATCCCGATCACTCACTGCGAGACCTGCGGGATAAGCCACCCGGTGACCCGCACCCACTGCGTCGAGTGCGGCTCGCCCTCGGCCTTCAACCGCGCCGGCCGCTGCCTCGCGCACGTACCCGAGGTGTCGGCATGAAGCGCGACACGGTGTCCGCATACCGGGCCCGCAACAAGGTGATGGACGATCACGTCAGTGCGGCGGCCGTGGCGGTTGCCGCCGCGCGTGCCGCCGCGTTCAAAGCTGCGGTCGCCGAGACGAACGCGAAAGAGGCAGCCCGAGTGCGTCTGACACGCGACGACATCATCGGTGCCACCCACGTCCGGACCGCGTACGCCTGGCACAAGGTCGCCCGTGTGAACAAGACCACGGTGTCGGTAGAGACGGGTTACTCGTGGGTCGACCGCATCCCGTTCGACAAGATCCTCGATGCTCGCACGATCGAGCCGAAAGCCTGAGGAGGCAACCATGAACGAGAACGAGAAAGCTGATCTGTGGGACGAGGGCCACGCGGCTACCGATGAGCATGGTCCCGGCGAATGCCACTGCCGCAACCCCTACCGCAAGTACCCCTGTCTCGAACCCGGGTGCATCAAGACGGTCGAGCATCCCCGCGATCGCCATATCAACGACGCAGGGAAGCGTTGGTGGGGCATCGGCGGGTTCCACGAGGGGGTGTCAGCATGACCGCCGAGAACGTGGTCGACCACTGCCGAGTGTGCGGAGGGCTCGGTGAGCACCGCAAACTGGATGGACAGCTTTGCCCCCGCCTGGTCGACCAGCTGCGTGTAGAGGCGACCGACACCCCTACCGCCGCCCCTGTCGACCTGACTCCTGAGGTGCTGGCATGGTGGGAAGAACTCGCAAAACGCGCGGAGATCGTCGCCGCGACGCTCGAAGAGTACGAGTTCGAGGACAACGCCAGCGAGGCCACCGCGATCCTCAACGAGTTCCCTGCCCTGCTGTCTGGGGTGCGGTCCCGTGATGCCCGCATCGCAGAACTCGAAGCGGAAACGGTAACTCTCGAATATCACGATCGTCTCGTTCTTGAGGCCCAGCACCAGATTCACGCACTCGAAGCGGAACGCAACGCCGATTCGGACGTGGCCTTCATGCAGCGGCAGCAGTGGGAAGACGAGATCGCCACCCTGCGCCAGCAACGGCACGATGCCCTCGAAGCGGTCGCGGCACGAGACGCCGTGATCGAGACGATTCGACAGATGCCAACAGGACACTTCGGTACGGGCAACTATGGCTTTGATGGCGAAGCGTTGGATGAGATCCTATCCACCGCCCCGTCGTCGATGCTCGCCGCTCGTGACGCCGAGAAGTGGGACGAAGGCGTGGAGGCCGAGGGAGAAGCACACTACCGCGATGCTGGCTACGGCAATGTTCAGCACCCGACCAACCCCTACCGGGCAGGAGCCGACCAGTGAGCGCAGTCTCGACCGCGCGCGAGCTGCGCAACCGTGTTGCCGCCAAGTTCGGTAAACGGTCCGAAGCGCTGTCCTATCCCGAGCACGTCACACTGTACGAGGTGCCGTTCCTTGGCCGCGTGCGCCCCGGCTATGAATCCACGGGCAGGCAATCTCGCCAGCGCTACGACGTTCTCGCCATTGGCATCTGGCCATCGTCAGCCGGCCTCGTCCACGGGTTCGAGCTGAAAGTGTCGCGCGCCGACCTTCTGCACGAACTCAAAGACCTCTCTAAATCACAGCACGCCGCCACAAACGTCGACCGATTCTGGCTCGTGCTCGGCGACAAGAAGCTCTTCCGCGAGGACGACCCGATACCCGAGTCCTGGGGAATCATGGTGCCCCACGGCCGCGGCCTCACGAAGCTGCGCGACGCCGGCGAGCAACCCGGCCTGATGTCCCGATCGCTCGTCGCCGGCATCGCCACCCGAGCCCTCGTATCGCCACGAATCGGCACCGAAGTCCGCCATCTCGACGGGCTTCGACGTGGCCGGCGCGAAGGCGTCGAATGGGCGCTGCAATCTATCCGAGACGACGGCCGCGACCGCTCGCGCCTGAACGCACTGAGGAGCCGAGTATGACCGATCGAGAACAGCTGACCAAGATTCTCGCCGACAGCCTCGGGTGGGACTGGCAGCCCTCCGAAGGAGTCCCCTCGGTGGCTGAGTGCCTGACAGAGACACTCGATGCGATCCTCACCTCAGACTGGCTTGCCAGGGTCAAGAGGGAAGCCGCCGCCGACGCGCTAGATCTCGCCGCGGATCACGCATCCGCGGGACGCAACGGTGACACCCTCGCGGATTGGTTGCGCGCTCGTGCCGACCAGTACCGAGAGGAGGTGAAGTGATGCCCGAACACGGCAACTCCCTCGATATCGAGTGCCCCGTCTGCCACGCCCCTGTCGGCATCCTGTGCACAGGTGCCCGCTCGACCGAGCACGTCGCCCGCACACGCGCCTACTGGGCGACTCAGCCCGTCGCTATCCGAGAGCAGGTGAAGTGACGACACTTCCGGCACATAAGCGTACGGCTGATACACGCCGGATATAAGGAGATAGCTGATGGCACGAGGCAAGGGCGAGGGCAGCCTCTTCAAAGACGGCAACGGCTACTGGACCGTCGTCGTCGAGCTCCCCTCCCACAACGGCGAACGCCGCCGCAAGAAGGTGCGCCGCAAATCGAAGGCCGAAGCGCTCAAGATCCTTCGCGAGCTCCTCGCCGAGCGGGAACGGTCCGGCGACATGCCGACCAGTTCGATGACAGTGCAGCAGTGGGTCGACGAGTGGTTCACGACCATCGCGGCGAAGAAGAATCGCCCCAAGACCCTCAGCACCTACAGAGGCCTCATCGACCGGGAGATTCTGCCAACGATCGGCAGCAAGAAGCTCGACAAGCTCACCCCCACCGACGTCCGCCGCATGCTGCACTCGATAACCGAGAAGGGCCTCTCTTCCACCACAGCGGCGCAGGTGCACCGCATCCTGTCCGTGGCATTGAAGTACGCGGAGCAGAACGGGAAGGTGCCACGCAACGTCGCCGCCGCCGTAGACGCACCCCGCCCCGCAAAACCCGCCCTCGAGGCGCTCTCCGTCGAGCAAGGCATCCGCGTGCTCCAGACCGCCGCATCCGACCCCCTCGGTTCCCTGTGGGCGGCCGTGCTCCTCACCGGTGCCCGGCAAGGTGAACTCCTCGGCCTGCAACGCGACCGCGTCGGCGACGTCATCGACCTGTCCTGGCAGATGCAACGCCTCATCTGGGAACACGGATGCGGCGGCTCATGCAACCGGAAGCGCGGCGCCGACTGCTACAAACGCACCGTCACCGCCGCCCCCGATTGGGTGCACAAGCCCCTCCACGGCGGCATGTGGCTCACTCGCCCCAAGTCGGAGAAGGGCACCCGCATCGTGCCCCTCGTCGAGCCGTTGAAGTCGATCATCGAACGGCACATGGAAGCCACCGTCGACGACTACAACCCCTACAACCTCGTCTGGTTCGCACCCAACGGTGCACCTATCGACCACTCCGTGCAGTCGAAGCTGTGGCACCAGCTGCTCGAGCGTGCCGGCGTCCCCGACGTGCGCCTCCACGACGGCCGCCACACCGCCGTCGACCTCCTCTACGAGGCCGGCGTCCCCGAGGATCTCATCCGCGACATCGTCGGCCACTCCACCAGGGAGATGACCCGCGCCTACAAGTCTCGCGGGAACACGAAGCGCCTCACCGAGGCGATGCACAAACTCTCCGCGCTCATCGCCGCGCCAGACCGTGAGCGTTCAGGAACGTCCGCATCAATCGCGTCGTGACCCCAAGCTCGAGCGCGAGCCGGTGACAGTCGGGCGTCCACTTCATCAGCTCGACGCACTCGTCCAGGTCGATCAGGTTGTCCGCCGCGACCCGGTCGGCCTGGATCTCGTACTTCGGGCGATCGTCTGGGTGGCCCAGCAGCGCGTGGGCAAGACCGTGGGCGGCGGCGGCGCGGCGGTTGACGCCTCGCATCGTTGACCGGATCACGAGCGTGTGGTGCTCAGGCAGCCACTTCTCGTTCTCAGTGCGGATCGGCTTGAAGAGAATCTGGATGCCGAGCTCCTCGGCGTGCTGGAACGGGTCGTAACCGCGACCGACCTCAGGGTAGGTCTGGCTCGTCGGAATCCAACTCTGCATCCCGGGTAGCTGCTCCCTTGACATCCTCAAGCTCCTCGACGGTCATCGCGGCCGCCTCCGCCTGCTTCCGGCGACGCTCCGCTAGTTCGTCATTTGTAGCCGGAGCCACCGACACTGCGGCGCGCATCGCCTCACGGTCGGCCCAGATCGCGTCCAGGCCGCCGGCGCGCTCGACCGCGCGCTCGACGAGCTTGTGTGGTGTCGTGCTGAGCGCGTGCGCGAGCTCGCTGATCTGCGTGACGTTGATGTCGCGCACCGTCTCGGGGTTCTTCGAGATGATCCTGTTCACCTGACCCACGGTGATGCCCGACCCCTCGGACACCTGCTTCGCGCTCAGGCCTTGCGCGGCCATCTCGGCGCGCACTTCAGCGCCCATGCTCCAGTTGATAAGCGACAGCTTCGACTCCATACGAATCACCATATCGGCCAGGTGGATAATTCGTGACACCAAATGGCACAACAGGTCCTTGCGTGACTCCATATGGTATGCAAGGCTTACCGTATGGAGAACACAGCAGCACCCGCAGCCGCCGCGAGAAGAGTCGCCGCGATCGTCGACACCGAAGGAGAGTCGATCGAAAGGGTCTCTCAGGCCACCGACATCCCGGTGCCCGTCCTGCATGACCGCCTGCACGGAGTAGGCGAGTTCACGCTCGACGAGCTCACCGATGTCGGTGGCCTCTTTCGCGTCTCCCCCGCCCAATTCATGGAGGACGCATGAGCGCCGAAACCGAGCCCGAGTTCCTGACCTACCAGGAGGTCGCCGCCAAGACGCGGATCTCCGTGTCGGCGGTGAGACAGGCAGTCGCCCGAGGCGACATGACCCCGTCGTACTTCGGACGGAAACCCCTGATCCGGGTCTCGGAGTACGACCGGTTCGCCAACTCGCTGCCGGCCGAGAAGCAGACCGCCTGAGCAGGAGGCCAACCCTGGCCCCCTCCTCACCCAGAGACGAAAGAAGCCCCGGCGGCTACCGGGGCTCCAACAACGAAAGGACTCACATCCAATGTCTACCCGCAACGGTACCGCAACACCTGCAGGCGAGGTGAGAGCCCTGGCGCACCACTCCGACCCGGTCGCTTCTCATGAAGCCGCCGCGAATCTCGATCGGGAGCGCGACAGCCGCGTGAAGCAGGCCATCCTGCAGCTGCTCGCCGAGGCTCCCCGCGCCGACTTCCAGCTGAAGCGCGCGTACGCCTCGCTCTGGCAGGCGAACGGGTGGCCGGAACTCCGCGACATCCACTCCGTCGCCCGTCGCCGCTCCGAGCTCCACACTCGCGAGCACCGCGTCCGCGCCGTCCTCGACGCTGACGGCAAGCAGGTGCGCATCAAGTCGCCTCACGGCGCGTCGGCCACCATCTGGGAACTCGTCCCCGCCGAGCAGGGGATGGAGGCGGCCGCGTGAACCACCGCAGCACCTACGTCAAGCCCGAGGGCGTCACCGTCATGGGCGGCCTGCTCCTCGCCGTCGCGTTCGCTCTCCCCGTCTGGGGCGCGATCGCCATTACGGTCTGGGCGGTTTCCCGGTGAGGGACGTGTGCGCCGAGTGCGACCGCCTCCGCGCCCCCATCTACTCCGACCTCAGCACCGGTGTCCGCGTCTGCGCCCACCACACCCCAGAGGAGCCCTGCTCATGACGATCGCACCCCCTCTCGGCGATTACCTGCTCGCCACCCTCAACCGGCTCGACCTCGAGGACCCGGAACGGCCGTGGAAGGTGCTGCAGGTCACCCGCGACCGCGACGGCCTCGAAACCGACACGATGGTCGACTCCTTCGACGACGAGGACGCCGCGCTCTGCGAGGCCGAGATCCGCAACGACAGCGACGCCTACACGTCCCTGCTCGGCGCGGGCGACTCGGTGCGGTTCGTCGTCGTGCACCAGCCCGAGGTCGACGTATGAGCGACATCGAGAAGCTCGAAGCGGCCATCGCGAAGCTCGAGGCAGAGCGTGTGGCGTCGGCTCAAGGGGAGTGGATGATGCGCTGGACGCTCGGCATCCCGACGTGGCCCACGATTATCGTCGAGGGCGCGGGTCCGGTCGTCGACACGACCGACCACGCCTGGTACCCGCCCGCCAACGCCGAGCTGATCGTCACTCTGCACCGCACGATCGATGCGCAGCTCGACTTTCTCCGCTTCGCACGTGGAGTGGCCGGCGCTCGGTTGACCGGCGAACAGGCGGAACTGATCGTCGGCTTCGGCATTGAGTTCGCCGAGGCGATCCTCGGGAGCGATTCGTGATGGACCGTCTCTTCGTCGCGATCGCCGTCACCTTCGGCCTGATCGCCCTCGCCCTCACCGCCGCACCCGTCGGCGGACTCAACGTCATCTGCGCGCTCATCGCCGCAGCCTCCCTCGGTGCCCTCTACGCGCACCACCGTCTCGGAAGGAGACACCCATGACCACCACGACCACCAGAGACGGCGTCGTGTACGGGATGGCCGATGCGGTCTACCACGCCGGCCCCGAGCTCAGCAGCACCGGTGCCCGCCGCCTCCTCGAGTCGCCCGCACGCTACCGGTGGGAGACCGACCACCCGCAGGCCGGCAAGGAAGCCTTCGACGTCGGCACCGCCGTTCACACCAAGGTGCTCGGCACCGGCGCCGGAACGATCGCCTACCCCGAGGAGCACCTCACCCCATCCGGGTCGGTGTCGTCGAAAGCGGCAACCGTCGCGTGGGCAGCGGAGAAGCGCGCCGAAGGATTCGTGCCCATCAGCCCCGACCAGGCAGACCAGGTGAACGGGATGGCAGAAGCCGTCTTGAAGCACCCGACCGGCCGTCGCCTGTTCGAGCAGGACGGCAACGCCGAAGCGTCCCTGTTTGCCACCGACCCCGACACCGGCATCCGTATGCGGGCCCGCTTCGACTACCTCGCCCCCATCGGCGTCGACCTGAAGTCCACCTCCGGCCTGGCGTCGCCCTCGGGGTTCGCGAAGTCGGCTGCGTCGTACGGCTACGACGTGCAGCAGGGCCACTACGAGACCGTCGACCAGATCATCACCGGCACGCTCCGACCCTTCGTGTTCGTCGTCGTCGAGAAAGCAGCCCCCTACCTCGTCGGAGTCCACCAACTCGACAAGGACTTCACCGACATCGGCCGAGGAAAAGCCCGAAGAGCCCGTGAGCTCTACGCCACCTGCACCGACACCGGTGTGTGGCCCGGCTACCCGACCGACATCCAACTCACCGTCCCGCCCATGTGGGCCATCTACGACTTCCAGGACAACTACTCATGACCGACATCGCACTCCCCAACCGCCCCGCCTCGCAGGGCACCATCGTCGAGCAGACCAGAGCCGCAGCAGAAGTCGCCGCCGCCGTCTCCGTCGCCCGACAGTTCCCGCGCAGCGCCGACGCCGCCACCGACGCCATGCGCCGCCTGTGCTCCTCACTCGCCGTCGCCAACAAGGCCTTCTACGAAGTCCCCAACCGCGGCGCCGGCATGAGCGTCCACATCGCCCGTGAACTCGCCCGCATCTGGCAGAACGTCGACTACGGCGTCCGCGAGCTCCGCCGCGACGACGACGAAGGTGTTTCCGAGATGCAGGTGTGGGCGTGGGACGTCGAAACCAACGTCCGCTCCACCCGCTCCTTCATCCAGCCCCACCAGCGCATGGCCGGCGGGCAGCGGCGGAAGCTCACCGACCTCGGCGACATCTACCTCGCGAACCAGAACACCGGCGCCAGAGCCGTCCGAGAGTGCATCTTCACCATGCTCCCCGGCTGGTTCCTCGCCGAAGCCGAGCAGGCCCTTCGCGACACCCTCGTCCGCGGCGACGGCAAACCACTGACGGAGCGCATCGGTGACGCCCTCGAGAAGTTCGCCACCCTCAACATCACTCCCGAGCAGCTGCAGGCCCGCACAGGGAAGCACCCCACGACGTGGCAGCCGAACGACCTCGCCAGCCTCGCCCGCATCTACGCGACCATCACCCAGGACGGTATCGCCGCCAGCGAGTTCTTCCCCGAGACCGCCGTGCAGATCCCTGGAGCCACATCATGAGCGCCGGCGACTTCCCCTGCTGCGGCACACCGATCGACCGCGGGCAGACCTACACGATCGTCACCGCCGTCGAGGACACCCCCGACTACAAGATCGGTTACCGCCACGGCGCCACCGGGCGGCAGCCGCTCCGCGACCAGTCCGAGGCCTACCGAGACGGATTCGCGGAGGGCTTCATCGCCCGTCGTGAGGGGGTGCAGTCATGAGCGCCGGCAACATCTGGACCTTCCGCCTCAACTACCCGCGCCCCCCGAAGGGACTCCACGCCAACGACCGCGCCCACTGGCGCACGAAGGCGAAGTCCACCGAGACGATCCGCGAGGAAGTGATGCTCCGCGTCCGCTCCCTGCGCCTCGGCGAACTCCCGGCCTGCGCCGTGCAGGTCGTGTGGGTCGTCGGCGACCACCACAAACGCGACGCCGACAACATCTACCCCCTGTGCAAGGCCATCTACGACGGCATCGGCTCCGACCGCGGCACCAGCGCCCGCCTCGTGACCGACGACGACCCGCAGCACATGCGGAAAGACGCCCCGGCCATCCGGTACGTCGCAGACAGCCCCGCCCACTTCGTCGTCATCATCACCGAGCTCGACGAGGTTGGCGCATGAAGGCCTACTACGAAGACGCGACCACCACCATCTACAACGGTGACTGCCTCGAGGTCATGTCGGCGATTGCCGACGAGTCGATCGACATCATCGTGACCTCACCCCCCTACAACATGGGACTCGTACCCGGGGGTAACGGCCGGGGCATGTACAAGCCTGGCGCGGCTAACAAGGGCGGACGGTTCCGCGATGGATACGGCGCTCACGACGACGCAATGGATCAGCAGGACTACAACGAATGGCAGCGGAAGGTGCTAGCCGAGTGCTGGCGCATCTCGAAGATGGCGGTCTTCTACAACCACCGTCCGCGGGTTGAGCACGGCGTCCTTCGCGACCCGTTGGACAACGACTTCGGAATCCCTCTGCGCCAGCGCATCATCTGGAATCGCGGAACTGGTATCGACGTCAATCTGAGAGCGTTCTGCACCCGAGGCGAATACATCTACCTTTTCGCCAAGCCGGAATTCAAGCTCGTCTCGCACTCCGTGTCGGGGATGGGAGACGTCTGGGATCTCGGAATCGACCACGAGATGAAGGGGCAGCACCCAGCTCCCTTCCCGGTGTCTCTGCCCGGCCGAGCTATCGACGCGACCGGCGCCAAATCAGTTCTCGATCCATTCGCAGGATCGGGAACGACCCTGCGAGCGGCAGCAGACCGAAATATCGCCGGCGTAGGCATTGAGCTTGAGGAACGTTTCTGCGATCTCGCCATATCGCGCCTCGGGCAGCAAGCATTCGACTTCGGTGGTGCAGCATGACACTCGAACTCGTCCCAGTGTCGTTCGACACAGCCTGCCAGGTGGTCGCAGAACTCCACCGCCACCACAGACCGCCAGTCGGCCACAAGTTCAGCATCGGCGTCGCCGACGATGGCGGCATCCTCCGTGGCGTCATCATCGTCAGCCGACCCGTCGCCCCCGCAACAGCTGCTCGCGGTGACACTCTCGAGGTCACCCGATCGGCAACGGACGGCACCCCGAACGCGAACAGCATGCTCTACGGTGCCGCACGCCGGGCCACGTTCGCGCTCGGCTACCGCCGACTCATCACCTACACGCAGGAGGGTGAGTCCGGGGCATCACTCCGTGCCGCCGGCTACCGCGTGCTCGCCGAGCGCCCCGCCCGCAAGGGCTGGAACACTCCCTCCCGGCCGCGTGAAGACCGCGGCGTCGATGGCGTAGCTCGGACCCTTTGGGGAGCCGAGGTGTACGCATGAGCCCCCGGTCGACGGGTCCGACTCAGGCCACCCGCAACGGTGTCCTCGCCCGAGATGGGTACCGCTGCCAGAAGTGCGGCGCCCGCGTCGGTCTCGGCACCCACAACATCCAGCATCGGCGGGCTCGAGGAGTCGGCGGTAGAGCCGCGGGTGGGCCCGCGAACAACCCCGAAAACCTGCTCACCCTGTGCCCGATGACGTCCTGCCACGGGTGGGTCACGGACCACGAGAAGGAGTCCCGGCCGTTCGGATGGGCTGTGTCCCTGAACGCCACGGCGTACGGGCCCGAGAACGTGCCGGTCCTCGGCCGCGACGACCACAACCGGGAGCAGTGGTTCATGTTCGAGGGCTTCGACCGCATCCCGATCAGCGAGGCGGTGGCGTTGCGGCTGCTCGTGTCGCTCGGAATCAGAGAGGAGGCGAGATGAGTTACAAGGCCACCGGGTGGGCGTACGACATGGCCCTCGCCGCCCCGATGAAGCCGGTGCTGGTTGCTCTCGCCGACATGGCCGACGAGGCAGGGACGTGCTTCCCGGGCCAGGAGCGCATCGCCAACATGACCGGGCTGTCGGTGAGGACCGTGGCTCGTGCCCTGGTGAAGCTCGAGCGGCTCGGGCTGATCGTTCGGCAGCGACGAGTGGACCAGTTCGGGCACCGGACGAGCGACCGGTACCGCCTGCAGATGACGGTCAACGTGCCCGAATCCCTACCGGACACATTGCCTACTAGGCAGATTGCCTACAAGGCAGACAGTCCATCCCTACCGGTCAGAAACGTCACCCCTACCGGTCACGGTGGCAGAGGAACCACCAGAGAACCACCAGAGAACCACCAGGGGGGCGTTGCCCCCACCCCCACCTGCCCGAAGCATCCCAACGGCACCGACGAGCCATGCCGGCCCTGCGGGACAGCGAGGCGCGCATACGACGCCCACCAGGCGGAGAAGCGCAACACCCCCACCCACACCCCGCCGCCCGTGAGCGAACTCTGGTGCCCGCAACACTTCGGGTTCCCCGCCAAGGACTGTTCACGCTGCGCCGAAGAAGCCCAGGAGGCGTCATGACCATGCCCGAACCCCGACTCGTGACCGTGCCAGTCAAGCTCCCCGACTTCGTCTGGGGCCGCCTCGCCACCATCGCCGAACACCGCCAGGTGTCCATCGCCGACCTCATCGCCGACGGCATCTGGCACACCCTCGACAGCGACCCGAACCGGCTCGCAGAACTTCAGATGGCCCTCAAGAAGAAGACCCCCAACCAGGAAGAGAGAACAGCAGCATGACCGAAGCAACGAAGTACCGGAAGAAGCCCGTCGAGATCGAGGGCCTGATCCTGACCGACACCAACGCCGCAGACATCGTGCGCTGGATCACGGAGGGCGGACACAGGGCGATCATGCGAGGCGGCCCTGGCGGCGGCTCGATTGGAGCCACGGTCACCATCCGGACGCTCGAGGGTGACCACCTGGCCTCCGTCGGAGATGTCGTCATACGCGGCGTGCAGGGCGAGTTCTACCCGGTCAAGCCCGAGATCTTCGCCGAAACCTACGACAAGGTCGACGGGCCCATCGAAGCCGACACCTACGACGGCTACATGGGCGGCTTCAAGAAGGGCGACCGGGTCAAGCACTGGAACGGCCGCACCATCGGCACCGTCCTCCGCATCTTCAAGAAGAGCAAGCGGTCGCTCTGGTACATCGACGTCGACCGCCTCGGCAAGGCTGGCACGGTCGAACTGAAGGCCTCCGACTGCCAGAAGGTGGGTGCCTGATGGCTGGCGAGACGATCATCACCGTCGTCGGCAACCTCACCGCCGACCCCGAACTGCGCTACACCCAGTCCGGGCTGGCGGTCGCGAACTTCACGATCGCGTCGACGCCTCGCACGTTCGACAAGACCAAGGGCGAGTACGTCGACGGAGAAGCGCTGTTCCTCCGCGCGTCGGTCTGGCGCGAGTTCGCCGAGCACGTCGCCGGGTCGCTCACGAAGGGCAGCCGCGTCGTCGCGACCGGTCGCCTGCGTCAGCGCTCCTACGAGACGAGAGAGGGCGAGAAGCGCACCTCGATCGAGCTCGAGGTCGACGAGATCGGTCCCTCGCTCCGCTACGCCACCGCACAGGTGACGCGGGCGACCTCCGGCGGCTCGTCGGCGGCACCGCAGCAGGAGCAGCAGTGGGCCACCCAGGCGCCGGCCGCGACCGACACGTGGGGCCAGGGAGGTGGCAGCTATGGAGACGACACGCCGTTCTGATGGGACGAACCCGCACACCGTGACATTCATTCTCGAATCGGACACGATCACGTCGAAGTTCAACTGCGCCGCCGCGCCCACCGCGGACTGCCACTTCTACCGAGACTGCGACTGCGGATACGCCTGCGAAGACCACGCGCCCGTCCGCCATGACGAGTGCTGGATGCAGTCGTGGTTCGACTCCCTCATGGCTGTCGAGGAGCTGCACTCGCTCGAGCAGCCCTTCACACTCGCCGCGGTGCCGATCTCGTGGGAGACCCAGTACGACGACGGGTTTACCTGGTCGGTCGACCGCGAGCCGCCTGGGGAGTCTCACCCGGTTCTGTTCGAGGGCGAGGTGCCCGGATGATCTCGAACATCGCCACCGACCCCGACTGCCTCGCGGGGAAGCACTCGAACTGCGACGGCACCGGATGGGACATCTCAGCCGACGTCCCCGCACCGTGCCCGTGCAGCTGCCACCGAGGGGGCACCGAGTGAACTACGCACCCACCATCACCGCCCGCCCCGCACCCATCCCGCACTGCTGCCGTCGAGGGTGCTGGACCCCGTTCGGGTGCGCCAACACCACCTGCACCTGCCACCAGAAGGAGGCCACCCGATGACCGAACCGAATGACCTGCTCGCCGCGGTCGATGCCCTCACGAGACCGGTCGTGGAGCACTTCACCCAGAAGTCCGATGCCGGCGCGATCGTCGCTCTGCACTCCGCACAGAACCCGCCCCTCCTCGACCAGCTATACGCGGCGGTCACCCCGGGTGCCGAGTCGGTGGCGGGCTCCACTTCGCTGGCCTCGACACGAAACCTCATCGACGGTGACGCTCTCTTCGAGCACGCCAAGATGTGCTCCGCCGTTGGGGACTGGTGCCGCATGGTAGGAGTTCGCCCCACCCGCAACCCGGTGGCAGACTTGCGCGCCTGGTACGTGGCCTACAACGCCACCGGCTCGGACCCTGACTGGTACCGCACGGAGTTGCGGCGGTGGCGGCACGTCATCGGGGAGATCCTGGACAAGCCGAAGCGGTTCGAGGTCGCCTACTGCCCGGTGTGCAAGTCCCGCACATGGGTGAACCAGGACGGCGACGAACTTTCCCACCCCATCCTGGTCGAGTACAAGATCCCGAAGGACGGGGCCCGCATCGAACCGAAGGCACGTTGCCGCGCTGAGGGGTGCGGGACCACGTGGGACACGTTCGCTGCGATCGAAGAACTCGGGGAGGAGCTGGCCGAGGTCTGACACGCCGAAACGTTGTTGAGGCTTTAACGCTTCTGCGATATGCTGGAAGAGCTTCGGAGCAGTCTGTCCGGAGCCAGACTTCACGACAGGCCCTCACTTCGGTGGGGGCCTTCGTCGTTCCAGCTTCGCGATCCCACCCACACACACGACACAGCGCCACCCCCATCGGGGACGGCCGAATCCGGACACCGGGTGTGAGACCGCGAACCCTCGTACCGGCACAATGCCGGGCGACGCCGTGATGGCGTATCTCCGTGACGGAGGAAGCAAATGCCCAAGGAAACCTTCTGGCCGGAAGCCGCTGTCGAAGGCGACGAATCCGAGCCCTGCCTCACGATCACGTGGGGCACCGACATGCCGGGTGTGTATCTCAACGGCGTCTACGTCGACAGGTCGACACTCAACCGGCTCATCAGGGTCGCTCGAACCGCACGCGACAAAGCGTTCGGCAAGGACGAGTAGAGCGACCCAGACATGCAAATTCCGGTGTAGCTCAGTTGGTAGAGCGGTTAGCACGCGCGGGTTCGAGTCCCGCCACCGGAACGAGACCCGGCCTTGCGCCAGCAGACGTGCGGAATGCCTGCCGGGTCCACACATTGGCGTAGCTCAACTGGTAGAGCGCCGGTCTCCAAAACCGGAGGTTGCAGGTTCGAGTCCTGTCGCCTTTGCCATCTCGGCCGTGTACCTCGCCCAGCCCGCCTCACCCGCGGCACGGTGACCGGAACGGCAACCACGTCGAAGGAGACGCCATGGCCGGTAGGCACGCCGACACGGAACCGGACCACGACCACAACCCGGTGCAGCACCGCGACGGCAAGCCCCCGTGGTGCAAGGTCTGCGGACTCACCGCCGACCACGAGGTGCCGACGAGCAGGTTCGCATGAGGCCCCTGCCCGTGATCATCGTCGGCCTCACCCTGCTGAAGCTCGCCGTGCTCGTCGCCCTGTACTCGCTGCGACTCTCACCATCCGACCCGGGCCCGCTCGACGCTGATGGGTGACCGGTCATCCACCCGACGCAGCAGAGAGTTCCGCGAAGAACTCAAAGCCGTGTGGATGGCCCAGAACACCCCCTGCCGTGAGTGCGGACTCCCCATCGACTGGACCGCCGAGAAGAACACCCCCAACGCCTTCGAACTCGACCACATCCACGCGGTGAAGCACTACCCGCACCTCGAGTTCGAGAGAAGCAACGCAGCCCCCACCCACCACAAATGCAACCGGCACAAGTCCGCCGGCGCAGGAGTGACCGCGGGCATCACATCGGAGGCATGGTGATGGGCGCCAACGACAAGACCGCCGCCACCTTCCACCCCTCGAAAGGACCCACCATGGGCACCAAGCGCATCACCGTCAAGGGCGGCCCCCTCACCGGCAACGAGTACGACGTCCCCGAAGACACCGAGATCCTCGACATCGACGTCCCCGGTGGCACCTACACGGTCGGCCCGAAGCACGCGAACTGGAAAGCCGACGACGTGAAGCGTCCGGTCACCCGCCCCACCCAGGTGGAGAAGCACGGCTCCGCACCCGCACCCACCGCCGACACCCCCGAGTAGCGAGAGCACAGGTTCCCACCATGCGACGCATCGACCGCACCACCAAGACCTACCGCAACGGGTACGCAGCAGGCACCGTCATCGGCGTCCTGCTCGTCGCCCTCGTGATCGTCACCCTCGTGGCACTCATCACCGGGATGACCCGAGCACTCCTCGGAGTGTGAAGTGAGCGGACGCGAACTGGATGCCGACGGCACAGACGGCTACCACCCGCAGCACCCGTGGGAGTCAGTCGGCCACCCGCTCTACATAGCCCCCGACTACCGAGGCCGAGACAACTGGCCGCCCGTCGAGGCAACACCAGCAGGACCTGCCGAACTCGCCCGGTGGAAGCATCTCCCCAAGCACGCGAAGACACCGAGGCACATGCCGACCTTCGCAAGGGGTAGGGGCGTCTGAATCGCTGGAACCGAACGGACGGGACATTCCGCCGGCAGTGTCCTCTCTCCCCCCGGGGTGTTGACCGGGGGTCGCGCGCACGAGGGAGTGACCAATGGATGCTGACCCCATGGTCTCGGTGGAGTCGTCGACGCTGACGGCTTTGGCTTCGGCTGAGCATCTGACGGTGATGGATGCCGGCGCGGTGCAGGCGCTTCTGGCGCTGGCTCGGAAGATCGACGCGTGGGACACGATCGTGGACTGGGCTCTCGATGATGTCGCCGACTCGGAGGGCAAGGCCCGTCCGGCGGTTCCGCAGAACGACAACGTGTCGCTGTCGGCGTATCTGAAGTACTGCGACCAGCTCGGTCTCTCTCCTGCTGGGCGCAAGGCGTTGCAGTTGAAGCAGGAGGCCGAGAGTGGCAAAAAGGCCAAGCTCACTGCGCTCCGCTCAACTAAAGCGGCTGGGTAGCGAGACTCCCCGAGTTTTCACCCCTCCGCTTCGGCCGCTCACTCCCGAGACGTCCAAAGGGTTCGCGTGCATCGAGTTCGCCGAGGCGATCCTCGAGGTGCATCTCCTGCCGTGGCAGAAGTGGTTGCTGATCCACGCTCTCGAGCTGAACGAGAACGGCACGTACCGGTTCCGCACCGTGGTGCTGCTCGTCGCCCGCCAGAACGGCAAGTCGACGCTGATGCAGGTGCTGTCGCTGTGGCGCATGTTCGTCGAGGGCGCACCCCTGGTGATCGGCACCGCGCAGAACCTCGACGTCGCTGAGGAGCAGTGGGCCGGCGCTGTCGAGCTCGTTGAGTCGATCCCCGAGCTTGCGGACATGATCGCCCCCGGCGGGGTTGTGAAGGTGAACGGCAAGAAGGCGCTGCGCCTCACGACCGGCGAACGGTACAAGGTCGCTGCAGCGTCGCGTCGTGGTGGCCGTGGCCTGTCCGGCGACCTCGTCCTTCTGGACGAGCTCCGCGAGCACCAGAACTGGGAGGCGTGGGGCGCGGTCACGAAGACGACCATGGCTCGCGCGCTGGCCCAGGTGTGGGCCGCGTCGAACGCGGGCGACATCGCCTCGGTGGTGTTGCGTCACCTGCGGACCATCGCCCACCGCGCTCTCGGCTACCCCGACGGCGACGAGGGCATGGCGGTCCTCACCGAGACTCCCGAGTCCGAGGGGGCTGACGAGTCGCTCGGCCTGTTCGAGTGGTCCGCGAAACCGGGCCGCACCGTGTGGGATCGCGACGGCTGGTCTGAGGCGAACCCGTCGCTGGGTCACACCATCGATGAGAAGTCGATCTCGGCTGCTGCGGCGACGGACCCGGAGTGGGTGTTCCGCACCGAGGTGCTGTGCCAGTTCGTGAACCTCGCCGCGGTGGGCCCGTTCCCGAACGGGTCGTGGGCGGCGACGCTCGAGCATCAGGTCGAACGCGACACGTCACGGCCTGCCTGCTACGGCATCGACGTGTCTCACAACCGGCAGATGGCCTACGTCGCTGTCGCGTTCTGGGACGCGCAGGGCCGAGCCCGTGTAGAGATCGCGGTGGAGCGCGCCGGCACGGACTGGATCATCCCGTGGCTGCTGGACCCTGCGCGCCGCATCAAGCCCGAGTTCGTGACGTTCCAGACCAAGGGCGCCCCGGTCACCTCGCTCGCTGACGACTTCGAAGCCGCTGGCATCGAGGTCGCGAAGTGGGAGGGCCAGGACCTCGCCGGCTGGCACGGCACGTTCTACGACCTGCTCCGCAAGGCGACCGCCGACGACCGGGACACGGACCTGCCGGTGCCGTTCACGCACGGGTTCTGGCCGTCGCTGGACGCGGCCGCGAACTCGGCGGCGATTCGCCCCATCGGTGACGGCTGGGTCATCGACCGCCGCAACTCCCCGCACGACGCAGCGCCCCTCATGGCGTGCATCGGCGCGGTCGGACTCCTGAAGACCAATCCCGAACCTGATGTGAGCGTCTACGAGACGCGGGAGCTCATGTTCCTCGACTGAGAAGGAGGCCACAGTGGGCGTACGTGAAGCTCTGGCCTCCCTGATGGGCATGGACGGTACCCCGAATATCCAGTACTTCGGGCCCACCTTCCGGAGCATGATCCTCGGACTGACCCCGGAGGAGCTGTTCCGCACGCAGCCGCACCTGCGCATCGTGCTGTCGTTCGTCGCCCGCAACGTCGCCCACCTCGGGCTGCACGCGTTCGAGCGAATCGACGACAACGACCGCCGGCGCCTCCGCACCGGCCCGCTCGCGCTGCTGCTGAAGCGGCCCAACGCGAACATGACCGGTTACGAGCTCCTCGAATCCCTGGTCTCCGACCTCGGGCTCTACGACATCGCCTACTGGTTCTTCTACGAGGACGCCAACGCGCCCGCCGGATGGTCCGTCCAGCCGATCCCGTCGTCCTGGGTTGTCGAGCAGCGCGGCGGGAACTTCTTCGCCGCGGCCGGCTACACCATCCAGAACCCCGACGGCACGCGCACGCAGATCCCCGCCGAGAACATGCTCGTCTTCCACGGCTGGAACCCGGGCAAGCCCAAGCACGGCGCCTCGCCGATCGAGACCCTGAAGCAGATCCTCGCCGAGCAGGTGCAGGCATGGTCGTACCGGGAGCAGATCTGGCAGCGCGGCGGCCGCGTGGGCGCGTACCTCACGCGCCCCGCCGGTTCGAACTGGTCCGACAACGCTCGCAAGGCCTTCGCCGAGGAGTGGAAGAAGCGGTGGACCGGCATCGACGGCGCCAAGGCCGGCGGCACTCCCATCCTCGAGGAGGGCATGGAGCTCAAGCGGCTTGGCTTCTCCGCTCGCGAGGAGGAGTGGGTCGAGGTCTCGAAGCTGTCGCTGTCCACGATCGCCGGCGTCTACCACGTCAACCCGGTCATGGTCGGCATCCTCGACAACGCGAACTTCTCGAACACGAAAGAGTTCCGGAAGATGCTCTACTCCGAGACGCTCGGGCCGACGCTCGCGATGATCGAGGACCGCATCAACACGTTCCTCGTGCCCCGTATCGCCGGTGACTCGCCGGTGTACGTGGAGTTCAACATCGCGGAGAAGCTGCAGGGCGACTTCGAGGAGCAGGCCACGGTTCTGTCCCAGTCCGCTGGCGCACCGTGGATGACTCGCAACGAGGTGCGCGCGAAGCAGAACCTTCCCGCCCTCGAAGGCGGAGACGAGCTCGTGATCCCCCTGAACGTCCTCGTGGGCGGGCAGGCGTCACCGCAGGACTCGGGGACGCAGAACGAGGGCCCGAAGGATCTCGGGGAGCTGCCGCAGATCAAGGCTCCGACCCGTCGCGTGAAGGCGCAGCGAAACCCGAACCACGTCGTGAAGGCCGAAAAGGTGCTGCGCTCGTTCTTCAAGCGGCAGCGCGCATCGGTCCTGGCCCGTCTGGGGTCGAAGGCTCCCGAGTGGTGGGACGAGGAGCGATGGAACTCGGAACTCTCCGACGACCTCTACGCGCTCTCGGCGACCGTGTCGTTGGCCGTCGCGAAGTCAGTTCTCGCTGGCGCGGGCCTCGACGCCGACCAGTACAACGCCGAGCAGACGTACGCGTTCCTCCGCGCGATCGCCGACAAGCGGGCTGACGCCATCAACGGCACAACCCGCGACCAAGTCAGCGCCATCCTCGACGGCGACGGCCCCGAAGGCGCGGACGGTCCCGGCCATGTCTTCGACCTCGCCGAGGGAGAACGCGCCGCGAAGGCAGGGCTCACGCTCGTCACGACCGTCACTGCGTTCTCGACGGTCGAGGTTGGCCGTCAGAACGGTGGCGCCGAGAAGACGTGGGTCGTCACCTCATCGAATCCGCGTCCGTCGCATGCCTCCCTGAACGGGGAGACCGTGCCGATGGACTCCACCTTCTCGAACGGCGCCGCTTGGCCTGGTGACTCCTCGGCGCTTGACGTCGACGAGGTCGCTGGTTGCAGCTGCGACGTCGAGATCAGCATCACCACCTGACCGAAGGGATCGGAATGAAGACCAAGCAGATGCCGGTGCGCATCAAGGCCGGCCCCGACGACGGGCTGCTCGAAGGCGAGTTCATCGTCTACCCGTCGACGTTCATCAAGGAGCCCGACTCCTACGGTGACATCGTCGCTCCGGGAGCGTTCGCCGACACCATTGCCGAGTGGACCGCCTCGGGGCTGACCATGCCCGCCCTGTACGGGCACCGCATGGACGACCCTGACTTCTTCGTCGGTGGTGCCGTCGGCGCGGACATGGCGGAAGACGAGATCGGGTGGCGCGTCAAGGGTGCCTTCGACCTCGAGTCGCCCAAGGGCCCGCAGACGTACCGGCTCGCGAAGTCCGGCCGGCTCGCGCAGCTGTCGTTCGCGTACGACGTGCTTGACGAGGGCGCTGTGCAGCTCGACGATGGCCGGAAGGTCAACGAGCTTCGGAAGCTGAAGGTGTACGAGTTCTCGTTCGTGCCCATCGGCGCGAACCAGGACACCTCGATCGTCGCGATCAAGGCGATGGCCGAGGACTTCGCCACCGCTGCGAAGGCGGGTCGTGTCCTCTCTGCGAAGAACGAGGAAACCCTGCGGGGCGCGATCGAGTCGTTGGACTCGACCCGCTCCGCTCTCAAGAACGTCCTGTCTCAGATCGAGGCGGGCGATGACCAGGAGAAGGCCAGCGGTCAAGCCGTGACCAACGACGAGGAGCCCGAGCGGGCCAAGTCGGAGGAGTCCGGTGTCAGCCCGTCCGCCCGAGCACTGGCAGTCAACCAGTACATCCAGACGCTCTGAGGAGCGAGGAAGGGGTCACTCGTGAACCCGAAGGAAAAGCTGGCAGCCCTGCAGAAGGCGTGCCAGGACATCGTGAACGGCGCCAAGGCGGCCGAGCGCGAGCTGACCGACGAGGAAGTTACTCTCCTCGAGACCAAGTCGAGCGAGGCGCTCGAGCTGAAGGGCAAGATCGAGCGCTCGGAGAAGTCCGCGGCGCTGATGGAGTCCATCGGTGGCATGAAGTCCGAGGTCGAGGCCACCGACACCACCCCCGCCGGCCAGGCCAAGTCGCTCGGTGAGCACTTCGCCAAGGCGATCGGCGAGAGCGGCTTCGCGTCGCTCAAGAGCCGCGGTCGCACCGTGGAGGCGCCCGAGTTTAAGGCGAACACCGACCCCAACACGGTCGGTTCCGCCTTCGGCGCCGTCGTCACCGACGTCGACCGGACCATCGTCCAGGCGTACCGTCGCCCGGTCGTCTCGGACCTCCTCGGTGTCGGCAACATCAACGGCTCCGCGATCACGTACTACGTGGAGGGTGCCGTCGAGGGAGCCTTCGCTACCGTCGCGGAGGGTGGCCAGAAGCCGCAGATCCACGTCATCAACCCGACCGCGGTCACCGACGCTCTCAAGAAGATCGCCGCGTGGTTCGACACCTCGGACGAGATGATCGAGGACGTCCCGTTCATGGTCTCGGAGATCAACAACCGGGGCACCTACCTGCTGTCCCTCGCCGAGGAAGCGCAGCTCCTCTCCGGCGACGGCACCGGCAGCAACCTGACCGGTCTCCTCAACCGGTCGGGCGTGCAGGTCGTCACCCAGGCCTCCACCGGGTTCACCGGTGAGAGCGCCCAGGACGCGGTGTTCCGCGCCCTGACCGCGGTGCAGACCGCCACCGGCCTCACCGCCGACGGCATCATCATCAACCCGGCCGACTACCAGGCGCTGCGCCTGTCGAAGGACGCTAACGGGCAGTACTTCGGCGGGGGCTTCTTCTCCGGTGAGTACGGCAACGGCGGCCTGTCGTTCCAGCCGCCGCTCTGGGGCGTCCCCACCGTGGTGTCCGCCGCGGTGCCGGCCAAGACCGTCGTCGTCGGCGCGTTCAAGGCCGCCGCGACCGTGTACCGCAAGGGTGGTGTGCGCGTCGAGTCGACCAACAGCGACCTCGGGAAGTTCACGAAGAACATCGTGACCACCCGCATCGAGGAGCGTGTCGCTCTCGCGGCCCGCATCCCCTCGGCGGTCGTCAAGGTCGTCCTCTCCTAGCAGTTCCCACGGGTGGGGTCGCCAGTCGGCCCCACCCCCTCCCACCAGGAAGGAGAGAGCACATGGCTCTCAAGCAGTACGAAGTCGAGATCAACGGCCTCCCGCACACCCTGCAGCTGTCCGACGAGGACGCCAAGCAGTACAAGGACGCCAAGGAGGTCAAGGCCACCAAGGCGGCCCAGGCCCCCCAGAACAAGCAGGCCCCCGCGCCCGCGCAGAACTGAGAGGAGGCGGGGATGAAGCCGTTCGCGACTGCCGACCAAATGGCGGAGCGCTCACAGGGCGCCATCCCCGCCGACACTCCCTTCCTTGAGCTCGCGCTCCGTGCGGCATCGAGGATCATCCGCAGCTACTGCGGCTGGCACATCGCGCCAGTCATGCAGACCGTCTACCGGTACAACGGCGACCCGGGCGGGCAACTGTTCCTGCCGTCGCTGCACATCAACACCATCAACTCACTGACCGTCGCAGGCCACGCCGTCGACCTCGACGCGAACCCGGTCGAGTTCGATGCGGACACCGGATGGTCCGACATCAGCGGCATCGCCCCGGTCGTCACCTTCACCCACGGGTACACCCTCCCCGAGACTGACAACGAGGACGACCCGGAGCAGATCCCCGAAGACATCGTCGACCTCGTGCTGATGATGGCCTCCCGGGCTCTCGGAGCGCCGCTGGGCTACACGCGCGAGCAGTCCGGGCAGCGCTCGGTCACGCACTCACTCACCGCGACCGGCGTCGCCGGCGGCACCGTCCTGCTCGGACACGAGAAGGACGCCCTGGCCGAGTACCGCCTTGCGAGGCTGCCGTGATCGACAACTTCACCATCACCCGCAAGCGGTACCCGCTCATCGACGACGGGCACGGTGGACAGTACTCCGACCGATCGGTCGACCCGGCTGTTCTCGTGATCCGAGGGTGTGACGCTCAGCCCGGTGCCACGCAGGAAGACCTGCAGAATCGCGACGGCTCGTTGATCCAATGGACCGTCCAGGCCCCCGGGCATCCCGACGTGATCGCGACCGACGATGTCGAGCTCTTCGGCACCGACTATGCCGTCGACGGGAAGCCGGCCCCCTGGCCGGGCAGCCCCGCAGTGAAGCATCTGCTGATCCTGTTGAAGACATGGGAGGGCTGACCGATGGCGAAGTCCACCACGACGATCAAGTTCGACTCGGCCGCCATGCGCGCCCTGCTGTCCGGACCCGAGGTCGCCGGCGACCTCGAGGAGCGCACGCACCGCATCGCCGCCGCCGCAGGCGAGGGCTTCGAGGCGCGCGTCGAGGTGAAGGGCGGTTCGTCCAAGCTCGGCCGCGCCATGGGCTACGTGACCTCGGCCACGTTCGAGGCTCGCCGTGCTGAAGCTGAGGACCGCACCCTCACCCGATCGATCGACGCGGGCCGGTGAGCGAGCTACTGGTCGCCGAGGATGCCGAGAAGGCAGCCCTCGCCGCCCTGAAAACAAGGCTTCCCGACGCTGGTGAAGCAACCGCGATTCCGGCGTCGACGTCGATCCCGAAGACCGCGCCCAGCGAGTTCTTCCGCGTCATCGTCACAGGTGGTGGCGACCGCGACATGGTCACCGACCAGCCGACGATCACGGTCGAGGCGTACGCGCGCGGCGAGGTTCGTGCTGAGCGTCTCGCTGCGAAGGCTCGTGCGATCTTCGAAGCGTGCGCCCGCGACGGCGACATGGGCGGGGTGCCCTGCTACCGAGTCGACCTCTTTGGCCGGCCCCAGAACCTCCCCAACCCGCAGGTGCCCGGCTGGTACCGGTACACCTTCTCGATTTCCGCTGATCTGCGAAAGACAGCGGTCTAGGTTCCCGCCTTCCGCACCGACCCGACCGGGCCGGCGCATCGCCATGCCTTCTGAAAGGGGCAACGCACATGGGTGCACCCAGCAGCAACAACGTCTTCATCGGCGCCCCCGACCAGAAGACCACCGGCGCCATCCTTACCGGCCCCGAGACCGACACCATCCCCGCGCAGCTCGACGACTTCGTGTTCACCGGCCTGGACTCCTCCGGGTACGTGAACGAGGACGGCGTGACCCTCACCCCGAATGACTCGAACGAGTCGATCAAGGACTGGTCCGGTGCGGAGATCCGCCGCGTCATCACCGAGTTCACCAACGAGGTCGGGTGGACCCACCTCGAGCTGAACGAGGAGTCCGCGACCACCTACGCCGGGTCGGAGAATGTCGACGTCGTCGCCGCGACCAGCGAGCACGGCAACCAGATGCGCATGGCCATCGGTCGCCTCGAGGGCGAGACCCGCGCGTACTACTTCAAGATCAAGGACGGCAAGCGCCGAGCCTTGGTCTTCGTCCCCCACGGTGTCGTCGCCTCGCGCGGCGAGCTGCCCCTGGTGCGCGACAACGCGATCACCCTCCCGGTGACCCTCGCGTGCCTCGCCGACGCCGCGGGCAAGCACGCCTACATCTACACCGACGACGGCCAGGTCGTCTCGGCGTAGCACCAACCACCGGTCGAGGCGACCGGGAACCCGCCTCGGCCGGTGCCGAACAGGTTCCCACCCACTGAGAGGTTCCCGATGATGGAGCAGTTCCACCACACCCTGCCGGACGGCTACGAGATCGTCCTGCCCCACTTCAACAACATCAAGCTCGGCGTGATCCGCGCGACCCGGAAGCTGCCGCAGGCGGACCAGATGTTCACCCTCCTCGAGTCGATTTGCTCGGATGAGGACCTGCAGCACCTCGACGATCTCGACCGCGGCCAGTTCAACGACTTCGCGACCGCGTGGCGTGACGCATCGGGTGTGGGCCTGGGGGAATCCTCGGGCTCCTCGACTTCGTAACCGGGGAGCACGGCGAAGCGATCGAGTACGACCTGCTCCGTGCCGGCTACCGTCTCGGCGACGTCGGCACGGACAGGCTCTCCTGGCGCGACCTGTACGTCCTCGTGCGCGGGTTCCAACGCGACCCCACCTCGGCGATCGCGACGTCGCTGCACGGCACGCACTGGTCGATCACCGACCAGCTTCTCGCGGGCCTGTACGACCTGCTCCAGCAGGCGAACTGGTTGCTGCAGAAGCAGATCAACCCGAAGAAGACGATCCCCCGCCCGAAGCCGCTCGAGCGGCCGTGGCTGAAGTCCAAGTCGCAGAAGCTCGGTTCCGAGCCCATCGCGATCTCCGCATTCGACGCCTGGTGGGACCAGGCAGGCGAGGAGGCTCACGGTGGCAGAGGGAGTGGAGCTCGCAACAGTCTGGGTCCGGGTCGTTCCGACGCTGGAGGGCGTCCAGGAGTCGATCACGGAGCAGTTCTTCCCGGGGACGAAGGCCGCTGAGGACGAGGGCGACAAGGCCGGCAAGGGCTGGTCGACGAAGGCGAAGCTCGCGGTTGGCGCTGCCGGTATCGGTGTCGCCGCCGCGGGCGCGTTCAAGGGCCTCTACGAGGTCGGCGCGACCTTCGACGACGTCACCGACACGATCCGAACCGGGACCGGTGCGCAGGGTGCAGCCCTTGACGGGCTTGTCGACGTCGCGAAGAACGTCGGAGCGTCCGTCCCCGCCGAGTTCGACAAGATCGGCCCCGTCGTTGCGGACCTGAACACCCGCCTCGGTCTCTCCGGCGACACCCTCGAAACGGTCGCCTCGCAGTACCTCGAGGCGGGCCGTGTTCTCGGTCAGGACGTCGACGTCGCCGGCACCACTGCGGCCTTCAACGCGTTCGGCATCAGCGGCGACGGCGTCTCGGCCGCCATGGACACCCTCTTCCAGGTGTCGCAGGCCACCGGCGTCGGCATGAACGAGCTCGCTTCCGGCGCGCAGGCCGTCGCCCCCGCGATGCAGACCCTCGGCTTCAGCTTCGAGGACACCGTCGCGATGGCGGGAACGTTCGACAAGGCGGGCCTGAATTCGTCCGCGATCATGGCGTCGATGTCGAAGGGCATGGTCACCCTCGCGAAGGACGGCGAGCAGCCGGCCGAGGCGTACCAGCGGGTCATCGGCGAGCTGCAGGGCTTCATCGCTGCAGGCGATAAGGCGTCCGCGCTCGACCTCGCGTCGCAGGTGTTCGGCACCAAGGGTGCCGCGCAGTTCGTCGGCGCGCTCGACGCCGGTGCGCTCAGCATGGACGACCTCATGGGCGCCACCGGCGCGACCGGAGACACCATCCTCGGCGTCGGGGAGGACACCGCCGACTTCGCCGAGAAGTGGCAGACCGTCATGAACCAGGCGATGATCGCGATCGAGCCGCTGGCCACCGCGATCTTCACCGGCCTCGGCGACGCCCTCACCGGCATCATGCCGTTCCTGCAGAACTTCGGCGAGTTCCTCGGCGACAACCCGATCGTCATCCAGGCGTTCGCCATCGCCATGGGCGTTCTCGCCCTCGCGTTCATCGGCGTCACGATCGCCACGTGGGCGATGAACACCGCGCTGCTCGCCAACCCGATCACCTGGATCATCCTCGCCGTCGTCGCGCTCATCGCCGCGATCGTGCTGCTGATCATGAACTGGGACAAGGTCATCGCGTTCCTCACTGACGCCTGGGAAGGCTTCGTCGGCTGGTTCACCGGCGTGATGGAGGGCTTCGCCGGCTGGTGGAACGGCGTGTGGGCCGGGTTCATCGGCTTCGTCACTGACCTGTGGAACGGGTGGATCGGCTTCGTCACCGACACCTTCAACAACTTCATGCTCGGCCTGCAGATCATCGGCGCCGCGATCGCGGCCTGGTGGAACGGGCTGTGGCAGGGCATCGGCGACTTCGTGATGAGCATCTGGAACTGGATCGTCGCGTTCGTCACGACCTACATCGGGATGGTGCAGCTGATCATCGCCACGGTGGGCGCGGCGATCGCATCGGTCTGGACTGGCATCTGGGACGGCATCTCGTCGTTCCTCGCCAACATCTGGACCGGCATCATCACCACGATCCAGACCATCCAGGGCATCTTCGGAGACGTGTTCGGTGCCGTCGCGGGCATCGTCCAGGGAGCGTTCGAGGGCGTCGTCGACATCATCGTCGGGATCGTCAACTCGATCATCTCGGTGATCAACAACATCATCGACTCCATCAACGGGGTCGCGGGCGCTGTAGGCGGCGCGATCGGGATCGACATCTCCATCCCGAACATCCCGATGCTCGCCAAGGGCGGCACCATCACCCGCGCCGGCAGCGTCATCGTCGGCGAGAACGGGCCCGAAATGCTGCGCCTCCCGGCGGGCGCGCAGGTCGACCCCGACATCACGTCCGGCGCGACCGGCGGCGGCGTTAATCTCACGATCAACGCGTCGGACGGCATGGATGAGGCCACCCTCATCCAGCTCGCGATGAACGAGCTCAACTGGCAGTCGAACGTCGCGGGGGTGCTTGGTTGATGGACTTCCACCGCATCCGCATCGCCGACGTCCGCTTCGAACGCACCCTCCCCGCCGGCGAGTACGGGTACCTGATCGGCCCGCACGGGGTCGACGGTCTCGACGGTGTCGACATGCGACTCGACCAGGTCGAGATCCCTGGCGGGCACGGGTCGTTCGCGCTGCCGGCGTACATGGCCTCGCGGACGCTGAGCATCAGCGGCACCTGCCTGGCCCGTTCCCCGCAGCACCTTCGGGCACTCCGCGACAAGCTCGTCGGGGTGCTCGCGGGTGGCGGTATGGGGCGCCTGCTCGTCGACTACGACCAGACCTACCGCCTCGACGTGCAGCTCGCTGCGCGCACGAAGTTTCAGGTCATCGGCCTGGCCGGCACCGCGGCGGTGTTCCAGATCCAGTTTTGGGCGCCGGAGCCGCGCATGCTGTCCAGCGAGGTGCGGAAGTTTGGCCCGGTTCTCGACGGCATGGACGTCGAGGTGTACCACCACGGGAACGTGGAGTCGCCGCCGTCGTTCGAGGTGAAGTGGGCGTCGGGCAACGTCGCGACGTACGCGATCTACAACGAGAACCTTCGCTACTTCGTGTCGCGGCCGCTCACAGACGGGCACCCGCACACGATCAGGATGGACACCGGGGACCTCATCGTCGACGGGCAGGTCGTGTTCGGCGGCCGGCAGGACGCCACTACGTGGGAGATTCAGCCTGGGCCGTCGCAGACGCACCACATCGACGTGCCTCCGGGTGGGAACGCGTACCTGACACCGCTTGTGAGGGACGCGATCGCATGACGTACTCCACCTGGATCGTCGACACCCAGACCGGTGTGCGGCAGCGGCTCGTGAAGCCGGTGTCCGGGTCGTGGGAGCGGGCCCTCAATGGGGTGTCGCAGGGCAGCCACGTGTTCCGGCTGAACGACACTCTGTCGTGGCAGCAGTGGAACGACCTGTACGACGGGTGGCGGCGCATGCTCGTCGTCTGCTGGGACGACGTCGTGGTCTACGCCGGGTTCATCCTGAAGACCGACTACGACTACCCGAAGAACCAGGTGACGGTGTCGCACGCGACGTTCCGGTCGGTGCTGTCGCGCCGTCTCCCGTTCCCCATCGGCGGGTACGCCACCGGGCTGCTCACCGCGACGAACCAGTCGCTTCGCGGCATCGTCTACAAGCTGATCTTCGTCGGCACCCAGGGGGCGCGGTCGGGTGTGTGGGATCTGCCCGTCACGTTCCCCGCCTACGAGGAGGCCGGGACCGAGAACCGCCGGTACGAGAACTTCGCGTTCCAGACCATCGAGGCGGCGATCACCGAGCTCACTAACACGGAGAACGGGCCCGACATCGACTTCCGCCCCTACTGGGCGAGCGATGGCACCCTGAAGCACGAGCTCCGTGTCGGCGACCCGTACCTCACCGGGCCGGACTTCGAGTTCGATGCCACCTCCCGCCGCCGCAGTCTGCTTCTGCGGTATCTCACGACGGACTTCTCGCAGCTGGTAACCGGGGTGTTCACCCTCGGCAAGGGATCGGGCGAGATCAAGAAGCATGGCGAGGACGTGTCCGGTGTGGTCGCTGGCGGCTACATCGCCCTCGACGTGACGCGCTCGTACACGCAGCTCGAAGACCAGGGCGACCTAGACGCCCACGCCCGTGAGGAGATTCGCCTCTACAAGGAGCCGATCCGGCAGCGCGCGGCCGCGGTGATCGCGTCGAAGTGGCTGCCGTACGCCCGACCAGGGTCGAACGTGCGCGTCCACACGGCCGCGAATGACTGGCGGCCGGCCGAATCCGTCGACCTGCGCGTCGTCGCCTACTCGGGCGACATCAAGTCGGGTCTGATCACGCTGAAGGTGGCCTGATGCCTCGCATCCCTGACCCGGACGAAGACCGCATCGCGCGACTCGAGCGGATCGTTGACGATCTGCAGAAGGGGTCTCCGCTCGAGTCGTCGTCGATCTCGAACGGGCTCGTGCAGTGGATCGGCGGGAAGCTGCAGGGCCTCGCCGGCGCGGTGTTTGAGTGGATCGGTTCGTTCGACCTGACCGGGCCGTTCACCGCGACCGGGCGCAGCACCTTCCGCGGCCCCGTCGAGATCACCGGTGAGGACGGCACCCTCGACGTCGAAGCGGACGCCGACTTCGGTGGCGACGTGAAGATCACGAAGACCCTCGACGTTACCGCCGAGGCCACGTTCCGTGCGCTCACCAAAGTGCTCGGAGACTTCCGGGTCGAGGAGAACGGCAAGATCTACGTCGGCACGGCGATGGTCTTCGATCCGACCATCCAGTCCGGTGCGATCGTGTTCCAGAACGGCGCGCAGGTCTTCACCAATGGCGACACCATCCAGGTGTACAAGGGCAATGGGGTCGTGGAGATCTCCGACACGGAGGCGAAGCTACAGCTCGGCGGAAGCGCAATCGTCATCGACGAAGAGGGCATCCACTTTTACGGCGCCGTGTTCGCCCACAACCTGCCGACCGTGTCGGACGACGCGAACGCGGTCGCCGGAGATGACGGGCGTCTCGGCAAGACGGCGGACTGATGGTCCAGCTGATCGACCCGTTCCCCGGCAACTACGACGAGACCGACCCGTACGGAAACAGTGCACCGCCTCGCACGCAACCGCACACCGGCTCGGACTGGCCGATGCCAGAAGGTACGCCGATCCCGGCGATCTCGAGCGGCGTCGTCGTCTACGTCGGTTTCAACGCTGGCACCGGTAACTGTGTCGTCGTGCAGATGAGCAACGGCCTCTACTGGGCCTTCCTCCACATGGCCGGCCCCGCGACCGCCGCTGTTGGTGACACGGTCAGCATCGGGCAGATCGTCGGCCTCGTTGGCACCACCGGCACCGCGTCGACCGGCCCGCACCTGCACGTCACCATGTCGGACTCCCCGACCGCGTATATCGGCGGCGGCAACACGTTCGATCCGTACGCCTACATCATGGCCAACCTCAACGGCGGCAACCTCCGCTGGGTGCTCGCCGCGCTCGGCGGTTACCGACTTCACCGCACCACCTGACTGGAGGCCTGATGCCCACCTTCACCGGCAACCTGAAGACGATCGGCATCGACCCACGGGCCGGCCTCATGCCGGAACTGGTGTTCACCATCCAAGGGGCGGGGGTGAACCGAGCTAACGGCATCACGGCCGGTTCCGTTCGGGTAACGCCAGCATCGGACGGTTCGTTCTCCGTCACCTTGGAGACGACGGTCGGCATGGTTCCGCGGCGCCAGGTGAAGCTCACCGGCGGCTGGCTCGGTGAGGACGCGTTCTTCGAGCTTCCCCCGTTCGACGTCCCTGACGTGAACGGCACCATCTCGGATCTCATCCAGGCCGTCGTCGGCAACGACCTCGTGTGGTCTTCCCCAACCGCTGTCGACTCAGGCGTCTACGCCGGGTTCCAGTTGAACACCTCCACCGGCGACCTCTACGAAAGGCAGGACTGACATGGCGTCGTATCGGAAGATCGGCAACCTCAAGGGCCCTCAGGGCGACCTCGGTCCCCGCGGCATCGATGGAGCTCAGGGGCCCCAGGGGCTGCCCGGCATCGGCGCCGTACCCGCCGATTCCGGCATCGCCTCCTACTTGGAATCGCCGTCGAAGACTCGCGCCGCAGCGCTTGCGCTGACCGCGCCTGTCGATGCTGGCCTCTGGGTGGGCGACTCTCTGTCCGAGGGGCAGGGCGAGGGTGGCATCACCGTCCCGTGGGTGGCCGGCGTGGGCTCAGACCTGGGCGTGCCGTGGTTCAACACGGGCATCCGTGGCCGCGCCTCCTCTGACATCGCGGTGACCGCTGGGGCGCTCGATCTCGGCTTCACCGTCACAGGCGGCACCATCAACGCCAACGGGGCCACGGGCATCAACTTGACCACGACCGGTGCGTTTCGAAGCGGGTCCGGCGCGAACTCCACCTGGACGGGCGTCGCGACCACCAACGCCGGGGCCACGTTCGACTGCACCATCACGCACGTGCAGGGCAGCTCGCACTATTGGACCGTCACCCCCACCGGGTTGACCGGGCCGCTCGCGGCATCGAGCCTGACTTTCCACTGCACCGCGACCGACAACTACCGGAACCGGGTGTGGGGCATCTGGGTCGGTCGCAACAACTTCCTCGACGGCCTCGACCCGCAGCTGATCATCCGGGACACCGACCTGATCGTGCGCCGCGCGATCAGCCTCGGCCAGCGGTACGTCGTGCTCGGTGTCACGAACACCAGCAGCGAGCCTCGCGGCTCGGCGAACTACAACACCATCGTCGCGATCAACTCGGTCCTCGCCGCCCGTCACGGCGACAGGTTCTTCGACATTCGGAAGTGGCTGGTCAACCTGGGCCTCACGCAGGCCGGCCTCACCGCAACAGCGGATGACCTCACCGACATCGCAGCAGACGTCATCCCGCGGCAGCTGCGCTCGGACGGGACGCACCTGAACACGTCCGGGTACATGCTGGCGCTGCGTCCGAAGGTCACCCGCCTCGTCGCGGCTCACGCGTTCATCCCGGGCGTCACTCCGACGACGGAGCCGATTCCGGCGGACCCGACGCCCTCGCTGGGAGTTTCGGGGATCATCAGCCGGTACCACGCGAACCTCATCACCGGCCGCCCCGACGAGACGATCGTCAGTTGGCCGGACCAGACGGGGGCGCACTCGCTGACGACGATCGGCGGGACCCCGAAGCTTCGGCAGGCCGGCGGGAAGCGGTACGTCGACCTCGGCGTGTCCGCGAACGACTCGGCATCGTCGGCCAGCTGGGACGCACCGGACAACGCCTACACCGTCGGTATCACCGTGCGGTGGGCGGCAGCGGACACGGCGGAGCGCCGGTTCATCGGCACTGCCGGCACCTCGGGCATCATCTCGCTGCAGTCCACCGGCCGTGTGCGGTTGTGGAACGGCGCCGCCGGGCTGGGCATGGCCACCACCCCCTCCGTCGGATGGCACACCATCATCGGCGTGTTCAACGGGTCCTCCTCGGTGATCTACATCGATGGCGTCTCGGTCGCGACCGGCAGCCTCGCGGCGGCGACGATCAGCGGCGTGATGAACATCCAGGGGTACTCGGCGCTCGGCACGCTCGTCGCCGACGCCGCCGTGCTGGATCACGCTGCTACGGCCGGTGAAGTCGCCACTCTCCACGCAGCACTGGCCTCCAGCATCCCCGCCTAGTGCGTCAAGAGCGAACTCGGTCCATCCCGCGGGCATCTCACAGAAGGAGTCAACCATGCAGCAGCGCATCCCCGATCCCGCACACCGGATCACACTCGCCCACGACGGGGCACTGAATGGCACCGACGAGGGCTTCGCGCAGGGCCAGGCGCAGAACGCCCGCATCGTCGCATTCGCGCGCGAGGTCGGCGGCACTGCCGGCCTCGTGCCCGTCGAAGTGCTCTACCAGCGCACCGACGACCCGTCCCGCTCGAGCACCGAGGTCGACTTCGACGCCGTGCTCGTTGACACCATGAAGGGCACCATCGTGCAGACGCTGCCGCCCTACTCCGAGATCGACCCCGACTGGGAGGCGAAGCGATGAGCGGATGGGCCTGGCCCCTGACCACCCTCCGCGTCACCGACGAATTCGGCTGGCGCATCCACCCCATCTACAACGACCGCAGGCTGCACCGCGGCATCGACCTCGCCGCATACCCCAACCAGCCCGTCTACGCCGCATCCGCCGGCACGGTCACCTGGGCTGGCTACAACGGCGGCGAGGGCAACTCGGCCCACATCCGCCACGGCGACGGCTCGAAGACGAAGTACTTCCACAACACCAGCCTCCGCGTCAGCGCAGGCGATCGAGTCGTGCAGGGCGAACTCGCCGCCCTGGCCGGCACCACGGGCGCGTCAACCGGCACGCACGTCCACTTCGAGACCCACCTCGACGCCGACGCCGACAGTCCTGTCGACCCTCGCGGCTTCATGGCCGCTCGCGGCGCACCCCTCGCTGGCGGCAACGCCGTCCCGGCATCCGACACCGACATCCCGGAGGATGACATGTACACCGACCTCGACCGCTACCGCGACAACATCGTCCTCGGCGCTGTGGGCCGCGTCGAACTGAGCGCCTACACGATCAACCAGAAGCTCGACGCGCTGCTCGGCAAGGCCGACCTCATCCTGTGGGCCACCACTGACGAGAAGGGCGGCCTCCGCCAGATGGTCGGCAACCTGACCGCCCTCGTCGAGAAGGCCCAGAAGAACGGCGGCCTCCTCACCCGCGCCGAGACCGTCGACCTCGGCGAGCTCGTTGCAGCGATCCCGACCGACGTCATCGGCGCCGCCGCAACCCCGGCACCCGAAGCGATCGAGGCCGCGGCCCGCGAGAAACTCGCCACCAAGCCCTCGATCCTCGCCGAGAAGGCGGCGCTCGCCGAGGTCGGCATCAGCGTCACGGTCTGACCACCACAGAGAGGCGGCCACCGTGCCTGAACTCCCCGGCCTGTGGTCGATCTCTCCCATCGCGGGGCTAATCGGTCTCCTCATCCTGCTCTTCTGGATGCTCGCCACCGGTCGCCTCCTCACCCGATCGCAGCACGTGGAAATCACGGCGGCCGAGAAGAAGCGAGGCGACGAGTGGAAAGAAACCGCTCTCGAGTACCGATCCACTATCCGCGAGCTCGAGTCGCGCTCGGTGGTATTGCCATCGAAACAGGCGGCGGACCAGATCCGTGGAGTCGGCTGATGCGCTGGGGCAAGAAGAAGACCCTGGACGCCATCAACGACGACATCGACGAGGCCCGCCGCCTCCGCGAGGAGGCGCGCAACCAGCGCGCCGAGCTGCGCAGTGACGAAGGCATCATCTCCGCAGTCGTGCAACGCCGACAGGTCGACCCGTTCGGCGAAGAAGTCCAGATCACATTCACCCGGAGGACCGCATGATCTACATCACCTGGGCACTCTGGGAAGCGGCACTCGAGGCAGGCCGAGACACGGCCGTGTGGCTGCTCTCAGCCCTCGACTTCCTCGCCTACCCCACCGGCCCACTCGGCGAGTGGATCATCGCCTACGGAGACGGTGCCGTGCTCGTCGCCGGGATCGGCGTCGCGATCTTCGCGGCCTCGTACGGCGGCTTCTTCAACTGGCGGAAGACCCAGGCAGGCCGGGCGCTGTTCCAGTTCACCCTCGCACTCACCGCCGTGCTCGTGCTCGTCATCCTCGCGCGCCTCGTCTCTCAGGAGTATCCCTTCCGCTGGCTCGCCCGCGACGTCATCTACACCTGGCTCGCAATCTCCTCCATCCGCCTCGTCGGCGAGCTCTGGCGCAACTGGCGCCGGGGCGACCCCCGCGTCCTCGACATCGAGGCCAAACCACGAAAGAAGGATCTCGCATGAACACCGCACTCAGCGCCCTCTGGGCGTCCATCGTCCGTACCCTCGTCCCGATCATCGTCGGCGCCGTCATCTCGTTCGCCGTGTCGTCCGGGATCACCCTCGACGAGCAGTTCGAGCCGCTCCTCGGGTCCGCGCTCACCCTCGCGTTCTCCGGGCTCTACTACATCGCCGTGCGCATCCTCGAGACGTACGTCACCCCGAAGCTCGGGTGGCTGCTGGGCCTCGCGAAGTCACCGTCGTCGTACACCGAGGACTCGCCCGCGAAGCACGCGGGCTGAGCTAGCATCGAACCGATCTGCACAGATCCCTGAGCCCCCGGCTCGACCTTCACGGGTCGGCCGGGGGCTTTTGCTGCGTCCGAATCAGTCCGTGAGCATCGAGTACCGTTGTGGCATGGGGAAAAAGAGGGACCGTGGGCACAGTGCAGAAGCGAAGCGGCGCCGCACGCTCGGCCGAGTCGCAGTAGCTGCAGCACTGGCGGTAGCCGTCATCGCCTTCGGCGTGATGGTGTCGGTGCAGATGAACCGGGACGCCGCGAACGCTCAGCGTGTTGCTGACGCCGCGAAGTACACGACGCCGGTGCCGATCGCGACTCCCGAGTTGAAGCCGATCATCGAGATGCCGCCAGCCGGCTCCACCGTGCTGTTCATCGGCGACTCCTGGGTTGCCGGCGAGGTCGCTGACCCCGGCATGGGGTTCCCGCAGATGCTTTCCGCCCGCGCCGGGTGGGTTCCCGTCGTCGACGGCCACCCCGGGTCCGGCTACACCCGCTCGTCACGTCCAGAGCAGGGGCTCCTGCCCGACCACGTCGATGCCCTTGACCCGGCGATCAACCCGGCGCTGATCTTCCTCGAAGGCGGCATCAACGACGTCGAGGCCGAACTCGACATGCCCGCGCTGTACACCGCGATGAACCGCAGCGTCGAGTCGCTGCAGGCGAAGTACCCGAACGCGCAGATCGTCATCCTCGGCCCGTTCAATCGGTCCTGGCCAATGAACGCATGGCTTCGCGACGTCGCCAACGCGGGAGCGAACGTCGCCCGGTCGCACGAGGTGAAATTCGTCAACCCGGTCGGCGACAGCCCGTGGATCAACGAGTCCAACATCGGGACCGTCGTTGTCGCTGAGCGAGGCCACCCGGGGAACGAGGGACACCAGTTCCTCGCCGACAAGCTTTACGAGGCAATCACCGTGCCGCGCGTCGTCGTGAAGACCGACTAGCTGCTCGCTTAGGCCGTAGTAGCGGTCAGGCGCATTTCAGATTCACCCGCGCTCTCACCCTCGCATCACCCGCTCAACCCCGCCGTCGCCCCGCTAGCGTGAATCACGGGCCGACGCGTTGAAGCATCGCCTTCCGCGTAGGGGACAAAGTGACCATCGAGAACACCGATACGACGACACCATTCGTCGGTACCGCACGGCAGCCCGCCTGCCCAAACTGCGGGCACAGCGAGCCATCCCGCAAGACGTTCTTCCGCAAGCGGCCGGTCTGCTCGCACGCCGAGCTTGAACAGGACGCGCTTTCCGACCTGCCTGTGGAATGCACCTGCGCCAACGACTGGCACCGACCCGCCGAGTAAATCGCGCACTTCCGTGGCCGCTTCGCCAAGCGCTACGATCGTCGACGACGGGGGTCGCTTTCCTGCAACGGCAGCGTCCTCCGTCCTCGAGCATCAGTCAGGGTCGGACCTGTGAGCACTGACGCTCAGGGAGAGCCGGGCCCCAACGAACCGGCTCTCCCACCCATGTCCAGATGACACTTCGGGCCTCGTCTCCGCTACATTCGAGCCGGGGTAGAGCCGATCAGGCTTGCATCTAGACCATGGGGGAATTTATGACGTTCGAACCTGGATCGCCGGAGCTCACCATAGCTACGGGGACCATCATCATCGCTGGGCTCGTGTTCTTTGCTGACCTGCTCGAGCAGATCGGGGAGACATCGGATGTGAAGGGTGCGCCTCGGCTGGCGGACGCCTTGGCGCTGCTACGTGCGGGTTTCAAGATTGCCGCAGCCACTCTGGTGGTGTGGGTAGCGATGGTCACCTTCAAATGGGACCCGACAACCACGTTCTGGATTGCATGGGGCTGCACTATGGCCCTGCTGATCGGAATTGGTGTGGTCACCAAGATTCTCCGATACCGGAGCTCCAAGACGCCGGTGGTCACCGTACCAGCTGTAGACACGACGCCCGGAAACGGCTCGACTGTCGTGGTGGTGAATCCGGTCGGTGGGACCGCACCGAAGCCAACCACCGCTCCGGGGTCCGTGCTGATCGGTGTTCTAGGTGCCCTCCTGTTCGTGAATGCCGTCCTCGCTGGCCTCGTCTACAAGGCGGGTCAGCGGACGGACAGGTCGGCATCGCGATGAAGAATCTGAGCCCCTGCACCGTGGTGTGAAATCTAGTCGCGATCGTCATATTCGCTTGGGCGTGTTTCGAACACATGTTCTAATATCGGGCGCATGGGCCAGAACCGTCGCTACCCCGGGCACGCGATCGACCGCGAGATCGAGGAAGCCGTCACCCGCCCACAACCGGTCTCGCTGACGCCCGCCGAGGTCGACGCTGAGCGGCACCCGATTACCACGCCGGCCAAGCCTGTGCCGGTGGAGGCGTGGGTGCGGTTCCACGAAGCGACCGTGCGCCCGCGCTGTGAAGCGATCGCCTGGAACGACCACGCCGTGCAGGTGCAGTGGAGGATGCGGAACGGGCAGCTCGTCAGCGCGTGGGTGTGGCGCTCTGCGGTCGCTGCGCCGCCGGAGCAAGGGAGCTGA